CTCACTGGCCATCTGTCTGTCTCCTGTGTCTGTCTGGACGTATGTTGGGAAGAATATAGGGGGTAAACGCGACTGCGTAAACCCCCTAATTTAGTCATGGCCTGTTTTCTTAGCCCTCGAGCGTCTTGCGCAGCTCCAGCACCTCGTCCAGGTCGACGCCGGACTTCTCAGCCGCGTCCTTGTACTCCTCGCGGAACTCCTGCTCCTCGCGGGCCGCCTCGAGCTGCTCCTCGAGCTTGGCGAGGCGCTTCTCGGCCTTCGCCTTCGCGAGAGCGTCTTCAGCAGCAGCGAGCTCCTTGGCGGCACGCTTCACGCCCTTCTTTGCTTGCTTCACCGCCTGCTTGAGGGCCTTCTCCTCGCTCATGCCATAGCTGAGGGCCATGAGGAGCGGGTTCGGCGCCATCATTTGAGACACGAGGTCTGCGAGACGAGCGTCCGACTTGCCGTTCTGACGAGAAGACATAAAGACAGGTGCAGGACCACCAGAAGCCCAGCGACCGGTGCGAGTTCCCATCTCGATCTCAGCACAAGGGTTCGTCTCGTAACCGGTGCGCGGAGCGTCAGCCAGGGCGGAACGGCAGTTGACGTGAACGTTCACGACGTGAGGTGCCGCAGCATGTTTGCTGGAAGGCTCCTCGCCCGGGCGACACACCTTCGTCTGGTTGGCGTAGAGCACCTGGCCGACGTTGTTACGGACGCGGAAGTATTTCGGCCAGCGAGACTTCGTACGATGCGGGTTGCAGAAGCCGTGCAGCCACTTCGCTGTCGGGAAGCCGAAGTCCTCGTCGGCTGACGTCCCCTTGACGACTGCGACGCTGTCTCCGTAGATGGTAGGCACGCGGACCTCGTCGCCCTCTTTGACCATGAAGTCCGAGCGGTACGTGTACCACTTGGCCGTCTCGGCGAACTTGACCCGTACGTAGCGGAATGTGTCTGACATGATGTGTCTCCTTGCTGTCTGACTTGCTGTCTGTAAATCACCCCCTATTAGTGTCAAGTACCCCCTATTCAGGGGACCAGCGTTCGGGGGATAAACGAAAAGGGGGCCGGATTGCTCCGACCCCCGTGTGTCTGGACGGTGTGTCTCTTAGGCGAGGGGATCGTTTTCGTCGACCTTGTCGTCGCTGATCCATTCGTCGTCGATGTCGTCCTCGAAGTCCTCAGCAGCGTCTGTGCGGCTGTCGAGGCGTTCGCCGTCAGCGACCTTTTGCAGGTTCTGGAGACCGAAGGCCACGCCCTTGCCGACATTGTCGTAGGCATACGCGGTCACGGTCGCCCGGGCGTAGCAGCCTGGGTAGAACTCGCTCTCGTCGGTGATCGGGGTGCGGTCCACGTCGATGAGACCGGGACGGAGCTTCGACGACATACGAGCGAAGGGCTTGCCCTCCTCGAAGCCCTCGAGGTCTTCCTTCTCGGCACCGTCGCGGAACGGCTTCTTGCAGTTGCCCGGCAGGTCCTTCACCTTCTTCTTGAACTTGTCCATGGAGACCTCGTCCGCGAGTGCCTGCATGGCACGCCAACGCTCCTTGTCCTTTTCAGAGAATTTCGAGGGATCAAACAGTCCGGTCACTTCGAACTTAGGGGCAGAACCCTCCCAGCTCGACGCTTCGAACACAGACGGGAAAGACACCCGGAAGACCGGGGTCACTACTTTCTTTGCAGCCATGCTAACTTCCTTTCTTGCTTTGCACGGTTATGTAAACGGACACGGGGCCCGTCGAGTGAGACTAGCCCTTGAAGCCGACGCCGTGGACCACTGTCCGCATCCGTCCTCGCCCCTTGGGTTCGCTCACCGTAGCCCAAGGGGCATCGAGCGCCGCCTTGAGGTCTCTAGGCTGCGGGTCAGGGAGTGCCTGCTCGTCAGCCCATCTCTCGTACTCTCGCCACAACACTCGTAGGGGCACGACGAGGTTCGGTCCTATGACGCAGCGTTCGCCTATGAAGCGGAGCGCTCGTCTCGTCCTGGGGTCTTGCTCCCTAGGTTTAGTTGATCCTTCCAGCTCCACTTGCGTTTCCTCTGCTCTGCCTGTCGTCTCTCGAAGTCACGTATGCGTTCCCCTAGGTCTTCGAGACGGGCCTTGAGGTGTTCCAGCGACCGGGTCCGCAAGACGTCAGTCCTCCACGTCCTCGAAGTCGGACTGTGCCGAAGCCTTGACCTCCTCTCGGGGGTCGCTCTCAGGAGCCAACGTTAGGGCACCCGGCTTCTTGAAGAGCAGCTTCGCGCTCATCTCCTTCTTGAGGGCGCCGGAGCCCTTACCCCGGATGAGCTTCTCGGCTGCCGGCCCAGATATGAGGGCCGGTTCTGTGTACATGTCACTGGCGTCTACGCCGAACTCGGTCATGGCCTTGACGATGTCAGTCTCGCTGAGGTCCTCGATCCACTTGCGTGTGCCGCGCCCCTCGACCAGCTTGAAGCCTGGGACCTTCGTGCCGCCCTCAGCCAGGCGCTGCGCGTGTGCGTCTACCGATCGACACCAGGCGTCTAGGAACGGGACCCACTCCAAGGCCTTCGCGATCTTGTCGAGGTCGGTCGGGGCCTCTAGCTCGTGTGGGTCATCGTCGAAGTCCGCGGCCGCTACCTCCATGGCCTTGCGGTTGCGAGCCTCACAGCCTGCGGGTCCGGCCTGACACCAACGGCAGGTCTCGAGCCCGGGGCTCATGTACTTGTCCATGAACTCGTCAGTCGGGTGCATGCCCCACTCAGGATGGTAGGCCTCCTCGGCCTCTCGCACCTTGTCCGCTGCGCCCGCTAGTTCCTCTTCAGCCCACTTGCGGAGCTCGGCCATGCTGATTGACCACTTGCGCACTCCACCCTTCGGGTGCGGACAGCGGGGCTGTATGACGACAAAAGTGACCTTATCATACAGGAAGCTATCCTCCTGCGCAGCTCCAATCCCATAATACATGAACTGCGAGTTCCACTCGGCCTCAACGGGTACGCCCTGACCGTGTTTGTAGTCGAGGACGACTAGCTCGTTGAGGAAGTCAGATACACATGCGTCGTTCGTGCCAAACATGTCCGGTCGCAGCCACGAGAGGTTGAAGCGTCGCTCGACCGAGAGCTCTGAGCCGGGTAGCCGGTCCATCTCGTCCTTGACAGCTTCGACGTACACGGACACGGCGTCGGCCATGTCGTCGTCGACCTCGAAGCACTTCATGCCTTTGTCAGACTGGTCGGTCTCATACATCTCGCCGTCGAGCCCTATCCACATTCCGAGATAAAGCGATGGACTTTCGAAGCCTTCACGTAGACAGTGCTCTCCGAGGCTGTGGGCTGCGGTTCCGAGGTTCGCATACTCTGAGCTCTCCTCATCAGGCAACGTGGCCTCTAAGGCCAGAGACCCCGGGCAGTTCATCCACTGCTTGGACCCTGAGGCTGAAAGCTTGGCGTGTGCCCGCTCCATCGGATTGTCTTGGTTGCTACTCATAATTCATTCCCCATATAATCCCACCCGGGAGTTTCTGTGTTTCTGGCAAAAAGCTCAAGAGGAGACTCCAAACAAAATAGCTCTTGTATTTCTTGTCTAAATTCAAGAGGCTTTGCCGAATGTTTAGTTCGTTTGTAAGAATGTAACTGACATGAATTACGTTTAGTAAGCAACCTTGAATGTGCTTTCCCTTTAGTAAAAAGCAAGCAACTCTCACATGACTTCATGCCCCAGGGGCCTAGTATTTTGGCGGTGTTACCTTTAGATGTGAGCTTGTGCCATACAAATTGCAAAGTGGCGTACTTAAAACCCCAAGCTTGGCCTACTTGCATGGCCCACTCAAGATGCGCGTCTGTAGTCCATAGTAGCAACACTGCATTTTCAGCAGCCACATTCTCTACAGGCATGCTCTTTAAGCCAACCAAGCCCGACGTTTCATAGTGGTCCTTCACATTAGAAGTTTGACCCCCGGCTCGCTTCACATTAGAATTAGAAAAATCCCAAGGCGGGTCGGCATATATTACCGACCATGATTTTCCAGAAGCTTCGAGCTCGCTGAAGCTTTTGTAAATTGCCATCTGTCTCTCCGTTTGAATTAGGTTGCTCGTCTCTCCGAGCCGTCACCGCCTGTCCGCCGTCAGGCTTTGCGGTTCAGCCTTTTGCTCTGCGGACTGAGGACCTCGCTATACACGTATCGCTAAGTCAGTGCTTCTCTCCCCGGCGAACCGGAATTGACGTGCAGCACCCCTCGAAGCTGCCGTCTACTTGACGGCAGCAATCACGTCGGCGTAGTGCTTTTCGTCGAGCTCAGTCAGCGAGCTGGCACCGAACTTTTGCAGGACTTCGACGAGCGCGTCAGTTCCCTCAATCTCGCGATAGGCCCCGAGTGCCTTCTTGACGTCGTCCTTCGTTGGCTGCTCGTTCGCGCCACCCTCAGCAAGGGGGTCCGTCTCTTCTTCCTTCTCAGGCTCAGGGGTAGGCTCCTCTTTTTTGACGACCGGCTTCTTCGCCTCAGCAGGCTTCTTGGCTGGTTCCTTCTTGGCAGTCGTTACCTTGACCTCACCGACCTCCTCGGTCACGGTCGTGGGGGTAGTCGCCATGCCGGCGACGAGGGCCGTAAGGAATGTCTTTGCGTCCTCGCTAAGGGTCAGCTGGACTTCGATTGTACCGAGCTTGCTCATGTGTCTTTCTCCTTTGTCTCGCTCAATGTCTGTGTCGCTCCCCTCGGAACGTCGAACAAAGGATGCGTCATGGGGGAAGACCCGAGAACCGTCGCTTTGCGGTGCAATGCGGTGCACTTCCGCGGTAGGCTCGTCTATAAGGAGCACTCGACACATACACACGGAGATGGATATGGGAGATACGCAGATAAGCGTACGGCTACCGCAGGAGCAAGTGCGGGCGATCGACGCCTGGGTCGAGCAGATGCGACGAGACAACCCGGGGATAAAGATAAGCCGCAGCGACTACGTCCGTAGCGCCGTAGCGAGCATGCGGGAGAAGAGCACGGATGAGTAAGTGGGAACACCAGCCCGAGCAACTCAGGCCACTGGCTGAGGCGGGACTGCACCTTATACCCCTAAACGTTCCTGACGCTCAGGACCGCAAGGGCCGCAACATAGGCAAGGCGCCGAACGGGCCGAAGTGGCGCGACTGGCAGCCGATGACGCTCGCCAAGGCCGAGCAGCACATGGAGGGCGGAGCCAACGTCGGCGTGCGGATGCGCGAGACCGACCTGGTCGTGGACGTCGACCCTCGGAACTTCGAGGAGGGCGACGACCCGCTAGGCCGCCTGGAGCGTGACCTGAAGATACCGCTGCGCGAGGTCTGCCCGACCGTCGTGACGGGCAGTGGGGGCCTGCACCTATACATGACGAAGCCCGCCGAGGCGTCGGCTCGAGACACCCTGGAGGACTACCAGGGCATCGAGTTCAAGACGTTCGGCCGACAGGTCGTCGCGCCGGGGTCGATACACCCCGAGACACTGCAGGCCTACACGCTGGACCCGCTGTCTCCCGGCTTCGAGGACACGCCCGCGGCGACCGACTTCATGCTGAGGCTGATCGCCCGTCCGGGCCGGGTCTCCGCCATCGACGCCGGCGCGATCGACCCTGAGCAGCTCTCCGAGATGTTGGGCACGCTGGACGCGACGAAGTACGCAGAGCAGTCCGAGTGGCTGACGATGATGATGGCCTGCCACCACGCGACCGCTGGTGAGGGACGTCAGGAGTTCATCGAGTGGTCCACGAGTGACCCGCAGTACGCCGGAGACGCCTGGATAATCGGTCGTCGCTGGGACAGCCTACACGCTGACACCAAGGGACGTCGCGTCACCGAACGCACGCTCTTCAAGGCGATGTTCGACGCGGGCGCCGGAGACCTCATACCGCGAGACAGCGCGGAGGACGACTTCGCCGGCCTCGAGGACGCGGAGGACCCGGAGGACGTCAGCCAGTACGCCGGAGACCCTTCGATCGGCCCACTAGACAGGTTCAACCGCGAGTACTGCGCCGTCGACGACGGCGGCAAGTTCCGCGTGTTCAAGCAGAAGGTCGACCACCAGTTCAAGCCTCCCCGCCCCTACTGGGAGAAGTACGCCAGAGCCGACTTCGAGAACCTCGAGGCCAACGTGAAGGTCGTCACCGAGGAGGGCAAGGTGCAGCAGATGGCCAAGAAGTGGATCGAGTGGTCACAGCGCAAGACCTACGACGGCGTCGTGTTCGACCCGGCCCACAGGCTTCCTGCGGGGCACAAGATGCTCAACCTCTGGACCGACTGGACCGTGGGCGCTGGCTCGTCTCACGGGTCTTGGAAGTACCTCGACGAGGTGATACGCGAGGCACTGGCCGGCGGAAACGAGGCCATGGCCGAATACATACTCGACTGGATAGCCTACATGGTCCAGAACCCCGACGTGCCGGCTGAGACCGCCCTCGTGTTCAGGGGTCCTAAGGGCGTCGGCAAGTCGACACTGGGCAAGCTGCTCGTCTCCCTCGCCGGTCGTCACGGCCTGCACATCTCGGACGCGATGCACCTGACTAACCACTTCAACGCCCACCTGCGTGACTGCATATTCCTGTTCGCCGACGAGGCGATGTGGGGAGGAGACAAGCGCTCGGAGGGCACGTTGAAGCAGCTCATCACGGAGCCGACCATCCTCTTCGAGGCCAAGGGACGCGACGCGGTGCCAGGACGCAACATGGTCCACGTCATGATGGCGTCGAACGAGGACTGGGTCATCCCTGCCTCGCTCGAGGACGAGAGACGCTTCGCGGTAGGCGACGTGACCGACGTCTTCAGGGGCAAGGACGCCTTCTGGAAGAAGGTATACGGCGAGCTGTTCTCGCCCATATCGAAGGACGACCCGAGGCCGTCGGGAGCCTCACGGTTCCTGTTCGACATGAAGCTGCGCGACGTGTCAGACTTCCACCCCCGCCGGAACATTCCGGTGACGACCGCGCTCGCTCGCCAGAAGCTCGAGAGCCTGGACTACCTCGACACCTGGTGGTTCGAGAGCCTGGTCTCCGGGACGATCGGACGCAACATGACCTCTGTCGACGGCGAGTGGGACGACGTGCTCGGAGACGGCGCGACCTACTTCACTCAGGACGTGCAAGAGGCGTGCGAGGAGCACCTGCGTAGGCAGGGCGACCGGTTCAGGGGAAAGCGTTCCCTGCAGACCGTCTTGGGCGAACGCATCCGCAAGCGTCTCGGCGCCGCCGCACCGAAGAGGCAGAAGCGCGTACGGGTGCCGGACGACAGGCCGGACGTTGACAGGCACTCCGACGGGTATGCGAACGCCTACTGGCTACCGCCGTTGGAGGCGTGTCGTAAGGAGTTCGAGACGCAGCTAGGCGTCAGGATCGACTGGCGGACGGGACAACCGACCTATGGCTAAGACGAAGAAGATCAGGTCGCTCCCCTGTTACAGGGTGGGCGACTTCCCGTACGAGTACGCCTACTGCCCGGACGTCAAGTCCTGGCGTCGGCACTTCAAGGCATTGGGAGACGGGTCTCCGCCTCCGTACCCCAGCAGCAAGACGGGAGGTCGGTGCACGTTCGTGGACGGCTTCGACAGCTGCGTGGTAACAGTCGGGGCTCGGACAACACGGACGAGATGGCGATAGACGTCCTGGTTCACGAGGCGGTGCACGTCTTCCAAGAGGCGTGTGAGGTGGCAGGAGAGACTAGCCCGTCTAGCGAGTTCCAAGCGTACTCGATACAGCACGTCTTCTCGAACCTCTACCAGGAATACAAGAAGGCCGCCAGGAGACGATCCTGACGGCCTTCGGCACGTAAACGGCTGAAAGGTATGCGTTATTCCTTTGCCGAGACGCGCTTCATGTCGATCTTCTTGATACCAGCCTGGAACAACTCGTCTGCCTGGGCTATCAGGGCGCAGACCGCGTCCGCTCGCACCATGGTGAAGTGCCCCTCCTTGAGGTTCGTAGCCACTACCATGCCGACGGTGCGCCCGACGTCGTCGTAGACCGGTGCGCCGGACATTCCGCCGTAAGCGAAGCCCTCGACGTGAGCCAGGTACTCGCCGGCGTTCTCCTTGAAGGAGCCGGAGGCTATGACGTCGTACTCGGTACCGTTAGGATAGCCTACCGCGAAGAGCAGGTCCTTGTATGGGGTGCCAGCCTCGCGTGAGCAGTCCCACGTCGACAGCAGGGTGCCTCGTCCGTACGTCGCCACGTAGTCGCCGAGGACCGCGACGTCCGCGAAGTCGTTGACGTACGAAGCCGGAGCCGTCCAGGCATCGTCGGGGAAGCCGAGCACGGTGATCGGTTCGGAGGTCTCCTGGCACCTACGGACGAAGTGCGCGGCGGTCAGCATCGACCCTCCGCCCTCGGCCATGGTGCCGGACGCGACTGTGGTCCCGCACTTCAAACGGACGGGACTGGTCGTCGGACCGTCTCCCGGCTCATGGGCATACGCTGGGGGTCCGGCGCCCGCGCAAGACGACAGTAAAAGGGCCATGCCCAGATAGAGATCGCGGGTTATCATGTTGTCTCCTTAACTGGCCTCGAGCAGCGCGACTTCCTCGCGCTCCCAGACCTTCTGCTCGGCGTCACGTAGGTTGTCGACAACGAGCGCCTTGACGACGTCGTCTATCGTGCAGTCTCGAGCGAACGCCAGGTCCTCGAGCCTCTTTAGCACGCCGTCGGGGAGCACGATGCGCACCCCTGGGCCCTCCGGCAATACGACCTCAACGTTCGGGTCGAGCCGGTAGCCACGACCCCATATGGTCTCGAACACGGAGGGCATGCCGGCGTCGCGCACCTTCTTGCGTATCTTGCACACGAACACGTCGATGATCTTGAGCTCCGGCTCGTCCTGTCTGGCGTACAGGTCGAGGAGGAACGCCTCCTTGGTCGTGACGCGCGTGCTACCGTAGCGGCACAGGCTCCTGACCATGGTCGCCTCCTTGACCGTGAAGCGACACGTCCGCCCCTCCTCGTCGGAGAGCTCGTTGGCCGCGCTCAGGTAGAGCTTTGTCTTCATCTGTCTTTCCTCCTTGTTGAACATCAGAGCAGTCCTCGCACTAGAGCTATCAGGGGCAACACGACCGTGAAGCCCCAGAAGGCGATCGAGTAGACGATCGCGATCCACGTCATGTTGCGGTCGAACCATGCAGCGATCGGCCCGGGCTCGTCGTACCACCCGCACTCGGCCTTCTCGTATCCGCTAGCCATGGTGTATCTCCTCGAAGCTGAAGGGGACCCGGTATCGGGTCATGCCCTCGCAGGTCCAGACGCGTTCGTCCGGCTCGCCCTGTATGACTAACAACGTGCCAGACCTGAAGTCGTTGTGGAACCCTCGAGTGCGGAGGGGCTCCCTGCTCAGCGAGAGCACGTAGCCCGTCACGTCGTTGGCTCGCGTCCTCAGGTCGAACGAGCTCTCCAGCTCCGGCAGCGGCAGGGTCAGTCCGACCCGCACTAGACCGTCGCCGTAGTCGCCCGGCCCTAGGGGCACATCGACGCCGTGCAGTTGTCCCACGTTCCACAGACGCCCCTTCGCGTCCCTCGTCCACAGCCTCATCATTCGCTCGCTCCGTCCATGGTCGGTCGGCCGACGTAGAGCGGTTCGCCCCTAGAGAGCACCCGCACCGTGCCGTCCGGCTCGGTCGTCACCTCGTCGAAGTGGCCGACGCATCGCGCGTCGATCGAGAAGTCTGCGAAGGCGACCGGGGCCGGTCCCTCCTGCTCGTCCCACCAGGCGTCTGCCTGGGCCTGCAGCTCGTCCGTCCAGCGACGGACGCACGAGGCGTTGAGGCAGGTCGCCGAACAGAACGTCCGGTCTCTGAAGCACATCATGTCTTTACCTCCTTAAGTCTCATCGGCACTACGGCCATGTCTTCAGCCTTTCGGCTCTCTACGGGTTCGGGCTTCGACGGCCCCGAGTACACGACCTCGTTTAGCCCGCCTAACGTGTCGTGACCGCTCCACACCTCACAGTGAAGGCGGTGCTTGCCCTTGAGCCACCAGGTCAGTGCCTTGCGAGCAGCGACCTCAGTGGGGAACAGACGCGGCACCTCGAGAGGGTCGCAGGTCGGCTCCGTACGGGTGTATCCGCCGCAGCTCTCCGGCAAGAAGCCTCCCGTCGGCCTGTGCACGATCATCCAGCGAATGAGGCCGGACGCGTTCTCCTTTATGACATGCGGGTGATGTGCTGAACAGGTCGGGTTCCGGCCGATCGTGGCATTGCGACAGCCGGGGTACTGACAGTTGAACGTCCGCTTCCCTGCGCCGAGATGGCTCTCATAGGTATGCCCGCAGTTCTTGCAGTCACCCATGGCCATCAGGTCCGGGGCATAGTTGTCACACGTCATCGTCTTCGCCTCCGAAGGTCTCTTGCAATTCCGCACAGCCTCGAGCCCAGCGACGCAGCCATGCCTTGAGGGCGTCGCGGGCCTCCTGCCGCACGAACACGTCGCCACTGAACATGGCCGCGTCTATCTCGTCTATGGCTTTGTCGACGTGGGGGTCACCGGTCTTCTGCATCTGAACCCCCTTCCGGTCTTATTAGGTCCGCGAGCTGGTCCGGCCATACCCACCAAACTGGGAAGGCGTCTTCCTGTTCGGCCCGCTTGAAGTCTCCGCCGTTGCGACAGCGACGGCCCTTCTGGTCGAAGCACATGGCTGTGAAGTGATACCCTCGCCAGCCCTTAGCGTCGCCGTGAGCGGTGTCGTTGTATTCGGGGTGAGAGGTCAGGTAGCGAGTGGCGTGCGCGACCCAATGTGCGTGAGACGTGAAAGCCTGTCCTTCTACGGGTACGAACTCAGCCATCATCTCACCCCCTTGTAGGAGTGCGTCTTGACGACGTTGCCCTCGTAGTCGACGAGCTCGAAGCCGCCCAGGGTGATGTGGTAGCCGGCCTCCTCGACCAGGTCGACGACGGCCTGATACACGACGTCAGGGTGCATCTTCTCCTCGGACGGTCGCCACTGCTTGGCGTGACGCACGTGCTCCTCGGCGACCTCCCGTCCACGCTGCACGCGACGGGCCTTGTAGAAGCTCTCGCGGACCCGCTTGGCGTCCTCCTTTACGAGGTAGCGCCACTCGCCCGTCTCGCGGACGTGCAACGCCTTCGCGATCGTGTAGGCAGGACGCATGCTTACCGATGGGTCGATAACGCGCACTTCGGCATGGAAGAGCTCAGCGCATCGGCCCGGACGCTTCGTGACGTCGTGGTGCACGACCTCATAGTGGCCGTAGTCGGTCAGGAACCTTTCATACTCTGCGTGGCACACGGTCTTGAACATCAGCTTGTCCCCTCGTACTTGTGTCGGCACACCATAGGAGGCTCGGCGTTCAGGTTGAGAAGCTCGAAGCCCTCAAGCGACACTCCGTACCCGCGGTGCTTTGCAAGAGCAATCATGTCCTGCGCAACTTTGTCAGGGTGGGTTTCGTCGGCCGGGTTCGAGGTGCTGTGTCCTGCCATCATCTTGACGAAGGCCTCTGCAGCGGCAACGCCCTGGATAACGATGATGTCTTTCACGCGCTTCATTTGCTCGTTGGTTCGAGGGCTGTGGAACTGCTTGCACTCCACGTGTATGCCAAAGTCCGGCAGGTAGAAGTCAAGCCTGCAAGCTCTTGGGTCGCGTTCATCTACAAACGCTATGTTCTCACGCAGGAACCCGTCGTGCAGCACGCGCTCTACAGGGTCCATCGGCCTCGTTCTCTTCACTGTCTTTGCTCCTTGTTCCAGGGCCATGTCGCGTCGTTGGCACTCTCGTACGTTTGAGCGGAAATGCATGGCCTTATCGTTTATCAGGTACCGACGCTCGCCAGTGTTTCGAATTGTAAACGCCTTGGCAATGATGTGTGTCAGCTGCGAGGCACGCAGCGAGGGGTCGATGTACCGCACTTCGTTCTCAATGAACCGGCTTGCCGATCCGTCGTAACGCACGACCTCGTAGTGTCCGTAGTTGCGGAGGAACGCGTCCAGTCCCTTCTTCGTCGTGTTCTTGTAGTGTGTTGTCATATGTGGCTTCCTCATAGCTCGCCCTCTCGCAGGTCTGTCACTTCGTCCTCGAAGAGGTCGTCGGTGTCGAAGGTCAGCTGTACGGTGTCGGTCCCGTAGTTATAGACGCTGACCACGTACCCTTCAGTGTATTCGGCCGGGTTGGCCAGTGGGAGATCGTCAGGCAGTTCGCTCAATACCTGCATGAGCTCCCCTACCGTACGGGCGCGAGGGGTGCGAATATGCACCCGGTAGAACTTCCCTGGAATTTCGAACATGTCTGTCTCCTTCATCTGTCTCATTGCTTCCTATATTGCGCGTATTGAGGGGAGAGTAAACCCCCTAGAACTGCTATTCCCTCATTTATTTTGGAGCTCCGTAGGACCTTACAACCTGCCGGAGCTAGAAGTTCGTGCGACCTTACAACCTGGACGGTTTGAGGGCGCACGGGCTTTTTGTAGTGTTATCATAGACTTAGTAGCCAAATAGGACCTTACGACCTGAAAGCACTGTTTGTCGTTATGTGCATGTGCATGCGCACGCGTAGTCGTCATGTTTTGGGTTATAAGGTCATAAGGTCTTACGGAGATTGATAACTATTTGAATTTATTACATTTTTTCCGTGCAACCTTCTTACAACCTCCACTGGATGGTTGCACGGAGGGGCTTAAAGTCGTCGCGCTGGGCCGAACGCCTCGCGTGCGCGCACGCGTAGGAGCCTCTCAGTCGCAGTATGGGAGGTCCTGGCCGAGGGGCCTGACACCCCCTATCTGTGTCCGCTGGACGCAGCGCTCGACTGGCCGCTCGGTTGGCTGACTGATGGGCTGACTGCTGAGGGGGCAGTAGCGTCTGACTGCGCGCTCGATCGTCTGCTGGACGAAGGGGTGTCGGCCGACGGACAGGTGGTCCTCCTGAGGGAAGTAGTGTCCCTCGCGCCTCGTCCTCGACCCCTCGGGGTACGAGGGCTCACCACGTTCCCACTGCCTGAAGTCGACGTGCACGCGGACGTTGCTCGGGACCTCGAAGTCCTCGGGGGCGTCCACGGTCGCGAGGAACGCGATCGGACGTCGCGCCTCTCGAGCGGTCCGTACCGCCCTCAGCGCTCCGAGGCTGTGGCCGACGAGGCAGACGGGGCCGACGTGGCCCCTGACCTCTCGGGTCCGCACGTCGTCGTGTGACAGGGCGTCCCTGCCGGCGAGGCGCTGGCTGAGCTCGTTCATGGCACGGCCTATGTGGGGCTGTTCGCCGAACAGGCCGTTGAAGACGTACCGTCCGTCGCCCACCGGCCCGTCGTACGATGCCGTCGCGCATCCCCCTAGGAGGAGCGCGAGGCTCAGCGCACCCAGACGTGATCGTACTTGTTTGGAAGGTTCTCGCATGAGTATCCCCTCTTCGGTTCGACGTACTCGATCACGCGCTCGCAGTGACCGGTGGAGTGGCTGACCTCTACGGTCGGCATGGACGCCCAGGCGTCGAGGGCCTTCCACGTGACGATGAGGACCCACGGCAACGCCCCTAGCACGAACCCCGCCCGAATAGCGAACGACCAGCTCATGCTGGACGCCCCTTCTTGCGCATCGGCACCTCAACGCCCTTGCGACGGAGGTCTGCGGCCACTGAGGCGATGGAGCGGCGCGTCGTCTTCGCCTCAGGGAACTCACGCTTGACGGCCTCCTCGATGAGGTCGTAGGACAGTCCGTCCTCCATGAGTAGGAGCTCCTTGACGAGTGCGCCGATGGTGACTGAGGGCATCATCGCGCCCCTGAGCTTGATCGGCTTCGGGGCCTCGGGCTCGTCGTCTCCGATCACGTCGTCTGCGACTTCCGCCCTCATGGCGTCGATGCGTTCCCGTAGGGCGTCCTTCGACTGCTTCCAGGACTTCAGGGGCTTCTTGCCCCACTTCTCTGCGAACTCGTTGTGCTGCTCGAGGAGCTCTGCTGTTGTGGTCATCTGTCTTCTCCGTGGTTGGATTGAGGGGTTACCAGTTGATCGGCTTCTCAGTGCCGTCTTCGAGGGTGACGAAGCCGTCGGCTCCGTGGTCTTCAGGATGGAGGCGTTTGAGCTCCGCGGTCGCTGCCTTCAGGGTGCCGTTCACGATCGTGCGTGAGGTCATCCCGTAGTCAGTCTCCCAGTGGAACTCGAACTCCTGTTGCGAGAGGTGTTGTTCGCTGTGCATGTGACTGCCTCCTTAGATCGAACAGTGTTGACGTATCTGTTGTTCGCTCACTTGACCGTGAGGCCAACGAGCGGACACTTCAGAGATGACGACGTCAGCGTCTTCACCGACGGCCTTGACGGCTTTCGGGAACCACATGTCGTCTTCGAGGGTGCCCTCGTCTTCCGACAGTAGGACTTCCTGATATAGGCCGACAAGTTTCTTGTGGCCGTCGCTGAGTTCCTCGTGGGCAATTACTGGGTCGAACATGTGTCTGTCTCCGTGGTTGTTACCCCTTATATGCCGCAATAAGGGGTACCCGTAAACCCCCTATTTGCGTTTTTCCCAACTTTTTTCCCGCTCTCTATAATAGGGGAAAAAAGTTGGGAAAAATGCAAATAGGGGGTTTACACGCCCGCAGTTACCCCCTATATTGGCACCAACAACCAAGGAGACAGACAATGACGAACAATGATAAAGCCCTCGACGCCTTCCTCGCCAAGAAGGCTGAGATCGACGCACAGCTGAAGCGCCTGCAGGACCTGAGCGACAACATGTTCGAGGCGCACCCTGACGAAGTCAACTACGGTCACGTCGGCAGCCTCGGCTACATGGCCGAGAAGCTGAAGGAGGTCACCGACTTCATGTTCAACGAGGGAGAGTGAGCGATGCCTGTCAACTCCCTCACACGCCGTGTCGCCGACGAGTTCAAGGACTGCATGGCTGAGACGCTCCAACCCGACGAGCTCCGAGCCATAGACGCCGAGAACCGCAAGCGATCGGACGCCACCTGTGCCTCACACGACTACTGCGACGCCAACATGGTGATGAACGAGGCCTTCGAGCGTCTCGAGCTAGAGGTGTTCGGCGACGACGGGATGTCCGAGGAGACCGTGACGCTGTGGAACGAAGCTTGGGACCTCGCACAGTCTGAGGGGTTCTACTCCCCACATGACTAGGATCAACTGCGTCCCTCCCGAGGAGCTCACGCGGGAGCACCTCGTAGCCGAGTACCGCGAGCTCCCCCGCACGTTCAAGCTCGCCGTTGCGTGGCACGACCGTGACGGCCGCCTCGAGACGATCCCGCCGACCTATCGCCTCGGCACCGGACACGTCAAGTTCTTCTACGACAAGCTAGGCTACCTGCTCGACAGGCAGCTAGCCCTCATAGCCGAGATGCTGCGAAGGGGCTACTCCCCTCAACACACCGACCCGTACTCCCTAGTCGTCGACGTGCCCTCCTGTCTGCTCAACGACTGGGCACCGACGGACGAGGCCCTGGCCAGCAACCGAGAGCGTATAGCGGCTCGCCTGAGGGGCGACTGACGACACCCTCCTATCGTTGCAACCAAGATAGGAGAAAGTGACATGGACGACGAAGTAGCATGGGCGGCAGCCTCGGGACCGGGCACGCTGGCCGCACAGGGCGTCTGCTCCTCAGCCAAGGCGATGGCCGCCGTACAGAACCACCTGTCACAGGGCCACGTCGTCATCGTGGGCCCCAAGGAGTACGTCGAGGGCATGGTCGGTGAGGTCGGAGGCGGTCAGCCTGAAGACGACGAGCCGATGGAGTTGACACGTGAGAGCATTGAGGCCGCCGACGAGGCCGAGCTCGACGAGCTGCTCGAGGCTCACGGCCTGGAGGCTGACGACTTCGAGGACGTCGACGCCAAGCGTGAGGCCGTCCTGAAGGCCGTCTTCGTGGACGCCTAAGGCACCAGCATGAACGCGGGTCCCCACGTGGCCCGCGTTCGTGGCATCCTGCGGGCATGGACAAGAACGACCCGCTATACGACCCAGACGACGACCCAGACGTACGCCTCGACGACCTCGCCCTAGCGACGAGGGAGGCGGCGGAGCTGACCTCCGCCGAGTTCCTAGCCCAACAGCCTACGGACCTGACCTCCGCACAGCGCGCCTCCTACAGGAAGCGAGCGTTGTTCGTCGAGAACCTGGCCCAGATGGGCAACGTCGCGATGGCTGCTCGAGCCACCGGTTGGAGCCGAGGCACCCCGTACGCATTGCGGCAGACGGACAAGCTGTTCGCTGAGGCCTGGGATGAGGCAATCGACATCAGCGTCGACATGCTCGAGGGTCAGGCCTGGAGCCTGGCCATGAAGGGCGTCAAGGAGCCCGTCTTCCACAACGGCGAGCAGTGCGGCTTCAAGGTCAAGTACTCGGAGCGCATGCTGGAGATACTCCTGAAGGCCCGACGCCCGAACACCTACCGTGAGAACGTGAAAATGGAGCACGACGTCAAGGGCGGCGTACTCGTGGTCCCCGGCGTGGCAAAAGAGGCCGACTGGGAGGCCGCTGCCGTCGAGCAGCAGGCCGAACACCGCGCGAGCACGGGAGAAGACTGATGAGCAAGGTAGACCCAATTCACGAGACGCTGTCGAAGCCTCAACCCCCGAAGGAGGTGCACAGGAAGCTGCGCACTCAGGAGGACAACCGTCACAAGGGCCTTGTCGAGGTGACCATCAGCGACGAGACCGCGCACCTGTTGACCGTGTCCGTCTTCTCGGCCGTCAAGCCGCAGTTCCTGCGCACGGTCAAGATCAAGGACCAGGGGGCTGACGACCGCAACAGACGGGCCTGTGAGATCGCTGCCGGCGCAGCGGCTGAGGGCCTGAACGAGATGTACAACGACAAGCTCGACCCCGAGGAGTGCGCCAAGACGGCACGCAAGCTGTTCGACGACACGCTCCGCGCCTTCCGGCTCGAGGTGGAGCACGGTGGCAAGGCCACGGGAGTGCTGCAGTGAGACCAGGACTATTCACCCTATCGGTCCAGCGAGGGGCCTCTCTCTGCCTGGACCTGCCCATTCGGAACGACGACGGCACGGCCTGGGACCTCACCGGTTACCAGGCCAAGCTGCGTGTGTACGACAAGGAACGCACCGTGGTGTTGAGCCTCGACGCCACGGAGGGCACGCCGACGCCGCAGCTGACTGTTCACGCGTCCAAGGCGGTATTCATAGACGGTGAGATGGTGACGACAGGGGTCGTGGAGCTCGACCTGAACACCTCGACGACCGACCAGCTCGGCCAGGACGAGAGCCAGGCCATGGCCAACAACAGCGGTCCATTGAGGTATCAGCTAGACATTGTAGAAGGGGGGACCGACAAGACGACTAGAACGCACGTCGGCGAGGTTATGGTATACAATGGGCGACTTGCATGACGTTGCCTGGCAGCCCCAACCGGGATCGCAGGTCTTATTCCTGAGCTGCCCTATATACGAAGTCCTCTACGAGGGGACACGCGGACCCGGCAAGACCGATGCGCTGTTGATGGACTTCGTTCAGCACGTCGGCCAGGGCCTAGGAGCCGACTGGCGAGGCATCCTCTTCAGACGGACTTACACCGAGCTCAAGGACGTCATCGCCAAGACGCAGAAGTGGTTCAAGAAGTTCTTCCCAGGAGCCGAGTACAACAAGACCGAGAAGACATGGACCTTCCCGGACGGCGAGCAGCTCGTACTCTCATACATGCGGACGGTCGACGACTATTGGAACTACCACGGTCACGCTTACCCCTGGATAGGCTGGGAGGAGCTGACCAACTGGCCGGACGACGGCTGCTTCCGCAAGATGATGAGTTGCTCGCGTTCGACCAACCCGAACGCGCCGTTGAAGTATCGGGCCACCTGTAACCCGTACGGCGCCGGACACAACTGGGTGAAGAGGCGCTACCGCCTGCCCGGCGGTAGGGGCAAGGTCATACGTGACAGCCTCGACCAGGACGGTCAGGTCGAACCGGCTCGCGTTGCCATACATGGTGCGTTGAAGGAGAATAAGATACTCCTGGACGCGAACCCCGACTACGTCTCCAAGCTACGAGCCGCAGCTCGCAACGCGGCCGAGCTCAAGGCCTGGCTGTACGGCAGCTGGGACATCGTGGCCGGGGGCATGTTCGACGACGTCTGGGAGCCGAGGCGTCACGTCCTCAGGCCCTTCCCGATACCTCGGCAGTGGCGTGTCGATCGCTCGTTCGACTGGGGCTCGTCGAAGCCCTTCAGCGTAGGCTGGTGGGCTGAGGCAGACGGCTCGGACATAGAGCTGCCCGACGGACGGACGTTGCACACGATCAAGGGAGACCTGTTCCGCATCCACGAGTGGTACGGCTGTGACAAGCGAGAGCCGAACGTCGGCCTCCGCATGCTCGCGGAGGACGTAGCGACGGGCATCAAGGAGCGAGAGGTCGAGCTGTTCAACTCGGGACGAGTGCAGGGGCGCATACGACCCGGTCCGGCAGACACGGCGATATGGACTAGCGAGGACGGGCCGTCCATCGCGTCGAACATGGGCAAGAAGGGTGTGCTATGGGAGCAGGCCGACAAGGCACCGGGCTCGAGGATACAGGGCTGGGAGGAGATACGGACGAGGCTCAGCAACGCCCTACCCGGAGACGGAGGGGTACGTGAGAAGCCGGGGCTGTTCGTGTTCGACACGTGCCTGTCGTTCCTTGAGACCTTCCCGGTGCTGCCAAGGGACGACAAGAAGCTAGACGACGTCGACACCGAAGCAGAGGACCACATCGGGGACGAGGTGCGATACCGTGTCCGTAAGCCCAAGAAGGGCGTACGCTCCGGCACCATGTGAGGCGGTACGCGGGGAACCCGCGTTCCGACAGATTGAAGCTCAAAGACCGACCGATCGAAAACGAAGGAGGGTCACATGGCTAACGGCCAAGACACTGACAGGGGCCCCCAGGGCGGACCGTACAAGAGGAAGCAGGTCGGCACGAGCACGACCAAGAAGAAGGACGACGTCTCCACGACGTCGATGGCCTACGAGGCCATGCTGCCCAAGTGGCGTCTCATCGAGGCGCTACTCGGGGGCACTCGTGCCATGCGAGCGGCCTCCGACGAGTACCTGCCGAAGCACGAGTACGAGGGCAAGCAGACCTACGAGGAGCGACGTGATCGGGCGACGCTGCTCAACTACACCCGCTTCACGTTGAACACGCTAACGGGCAAGGCGTTTCGAGAGCCGCCTCAGCTCTCAGAGGACGCGGCAGAGGAGCTCAAGAACTTCGTCGAGGACGTCGACGGCAGCGGCACCGGCCTAGCCGTGTTCGCACGTCGGTGGTTCAAGGCGGGACTGGCCAAGGCCATGTGTCACGTGCTGGTAGACTTCAGTCGTCCGGAGGAGACGGACGAGGATCGTCCGCGCACCAAGCAGGACGACGAGCGTGAGGGCGTACGTCCCTTCTGGATGCTAGTCGCCCCCGAGAACCTGATATTCGCTCACGCGGACCTCATCGATGGTCGCGAGGTGTATACGCACGTCCGCATCAGGGAGACGGCCGTTGAGATGGACGGTTACGCCGAGGTCGTCAGGGAACGCATCCGCGTCATCGAGCCCGGCCGCTTCGAGCTCTTCGAGATGGAGGAGACCAAGAAGGGCCAGAGGCCCAAGTGGGTGAAGATCGACGATGGAGAGACCGGAGTGGACTTCGTGCCGCTCGTCACCTTCTACACGGACCGCGAGGACACCTGCGAGGGCACCCCGCCGCTCGAAGACCTCGCCCACCTCAACGTCTCTCACTTCCAGTCCACCTCAGACCAGCGGGCCATTTTGACGGTGTCTCGCTTTGCCATGCTCGCGGTAGCGGGCGCCCCGGCGACGGACGAGGAGACGGACGAGCCACTGGTCGTTGGACCCAAGCGGTGGCTCTCTACCCCCGACGCCCAGGGCAAGTTCTACTACGTCGAGCCTCAAGGCTCAGGCATAGAGCAGGGCTGGAAGGACCTGTCCGAGCTCGAGGAACAGATGAGCATGTATGGCGCGGAGTTCCTGAAGAAACGGCCGGGCTCAGTGACTGCGACTGGACGAGCGATCGACAGCTCGGAGGCCATCAGCCCGCTGCAAGCGATGGGCGTGGACTTCAAGGACGCACTCGAGCTAGCGTTGAGCTACACGCTCGCCTGGCTGGGGCGCAACGACGCGGGGGCCGACAACTACGCCGTGACCTTCGAGGTAGACGTTGACGTCGACGCCTCGGACGGCAAGGAGCTCGACACCCTCGACAAGGCGCGCACTCGCCGGGACATCAGCCGCGAGACGTATCTGAAGGAGCTCAAGCGCCGAGGCGTCCTGGACGACGACTTCGACGCGGACGACGACAAGGACGCCCTGTCTGACGAGACCGACGACATGGGGCTGTTCGGCGGCGAGACGCCTCCGGACGATGATGGCGACGAGACGAACGACGACCCGCCAGTGGACCCCAAGGGGCAGGGCAAGGTCAAGGAGCCTGAGGTCGTATAGGAATAAACGCGGGGAATTAGACAGTGCCTACAGCGAACGAAGAGCTATTCGACGACGTCATCCGTCATCAGATCGGTCTGCGACGCTTCACGTCTCGTGAGATACGCGAGATACTGAAGCTACTCAAGCAGGCTGACGACGACCTGCTCGACCTCATTCAGCGACGCCTACGCGTGTTGTCTGACGGACCGATACCCGAGACCGGCAGTCGCACGCTCGAACGGCTCGAAGCCCTCCTCAAGGAGGTTCGAGAGCTCCGTAAAAAGGCCATGGCCGAGTTAGCAACCAAGGTCGCGCAGGACATGCGAGACATGTCCGTAGCCGAGGGCGCCCTAGAGGCCGCCGTGCTAACCCAAGCGATACCCATATCCATCGAGCTCGCTCGCATCCCGGCCTCGACGCTGAGGGCCTTAGTGAACGCCCGACCGTTCCAGGGGCGTTTCCTGCGTGACTGGTTCCTAGGCTTGGAGCAACGAGACCGTCGCGCCGTAGAGACCGCCATCCGTCTAGGCGTTATAGAGGGAGAGACGACCGACCAGATAGTCCGCAGGGTGCGAGGCACCCGGGCGAACGGCTTCAAGGACGGCGCGCTGTCCATCACCCGACGCAACGCGGAGGCGATCACGCGCACGGCCGTCACCCACTACTCTAACGCGGCTCGCAACGAGGTATGGAAGGCGAACTCAGACGTCATTGAGGGCCTCCGCTGGACGGCTACGCTGGACGGTCGAACTTCGGCAGTCTGCCGGGGTAGAGACGGCCGCGTCTTTCCTGTCGATAGAGGCCCGAGGCCTCCCGCTCACGTGAACTGCCGCTCCGTCATGGTTCCCATCCTAGACGGCGTAGGGGTGCTAGGAAAACGACCCACCGTGGTCGACACGCGTACCCGCGCCAGGCGTGAGGTGGACTTCCGGGCGGAGGCTCGTAAGAGGGGTGTACCGATACAACAAGTCCGCCGTGAGTGGGCTGACAGCGTCATAGGCAGGGTGCCAGCCGAGACGACATACGAGCAGTTCCTGAGACGTCAGTCCAAGGGCTTTCAGGACGACGTGCTCGGTGATAAGAAGGGAACACTGTTCAGGAAGGGAGAGCTACCGCTCGATCGCTTCGTGGACGGATCGGGCCGTGAGTTCGGCCTGGACGAACTCAGGAGACGAGAGCCTGCGGCTTGGGCCAGGGCGTTCGGCGACGAGTAGAGACAGAGGAATAGACAGAGTGGCTCTAACGGCGGGGTGATCCCCCGGCGGAAGGGTGATCCTGAAGCAAACAGTCACTAAGGAGACTTTCAAATGGAGTTCGACTTCACAACCAACCAGTCCGTAGAGGACATCAACGCGGTCCCGGAACAGTTCCGGGGGGCCTACGTCGCAAGCGACGACGGGGTATACAGCATCAGCGACACGGCGAAGGGCCTGGTCGAAGCCGTCACAGGGCTTAACCGTTCCCTAGCTGCTTCCCGCAAGGAGGCTAAGACGCTCAAGGGGCAAGTCATCACGCCCGAGAGCGTCATCGGCCAGATTGGCGAGTTCGACAGTGTCGACGCCGTCAAGGAGCACATCGCCGGTCTGCAGACCCAGCTCGAGGAGGCCGCCGCCAACGGCAACAAGGTCAACCTCGACAAGATGAAGGCTGACATGGAGAAGGCCTTCGCGGGTCGTGAGCAGGAGTACAAGGACCGCGACGCCAAGAAGGACGCGGCACTGACACGCTACATGGTGCAAGCAGCCGCAACGTCAGCTCTGGCAAACGCGAAGGGCAGCACTGAGCTGTTGCTCCCGCACGTCATGGGCAAGGCCCGGGTGGTCGAGGACGGCGACGACTACGTCGTGCGGGTGCTCGACGACGCAGGTGACTATCGTGGCGATGGCAAAGGTGGCTTCATGACGATCGCGGACCTCGTCAAAGAGATGAAGGCCTCTCAGACCTTCTCCGCAGCGTTCGAGAGCGAGGCGCCTCCCGGAACCGGCGCGAAGCCCGGTCAGTCACAGCGTGCCAAGCCCGCACGCAGTCAGGATGGCGACCTGAGCGCTCGCGATCGTATCAAGAAGGGACTTGCAGCACGTCGCGCCAAGTAACTGCTGGTACCGCAACGCGGGGACCCGCGTCATATATAGCAAGCATAGGGGCGACGAGAGATCGTCGCCCCTGAGAACCTCGGTCGGCCCCAAGCACGACCTCGGCCCTCCTCGAAGCGTGACGCTGATAGAGGCCGGACCCCCGGGAAGGGTGATCCGACCCATGTAGAAAGTCAGGGGCATTACGCCGATCAACAGCCTTAACCCTGAGGAGGGACACGAAAATGGCATCAGTTACCCTGGCAGAAAGTGCCAAGCTCGCGCAAGACGACCTCGTCGTCGGCGTGATCGAAAACATCATCACAGTGAACCAAATGTTCGAGATGGTTCCCTTCGACGGCATCGACGGCAACTCCCTCGCATACAACCGTGAGAACGTGCTCGGCGACGTCGAGACCCTCGGCGTAGGGGGTACGATCACGGCAAAGAACGCTGCGACCTTCACCAAGGTGAACGCTGACCTCACGACCATCATCGGCGACGCTGAAGTCAACGGTTTGATCCAGGCTACCCGCTCTACCGAGACGGACCAGGAAGAGACCCAGATCGAGAGCAAGGCGAAGTCCGCAGGCCGGAAGTTCCAGTCCATGCTCATCACAGGCACCGGTTCAGGCAACGAGTTCGACGGTCTCATCAACCTCACACCCGCCGGCCAGATGGTCGACACCGGGGCGAACGGTCAGGCCCTTTCCTTCGAAGTCATGGACGAGATGCTTGACAACGTCATCGACAAGGACGGCGAAGTCGACTACATGGTCATGCCTTCTCGCACGATCCGTTCCTACAAGGCGCTGCTTCGCACGCTCGGTGGCACGGGTGCAGAGGACATGTACGAGCTTCCGAGCGGCAAGCGCATCATCGCTTACTCCGGTGTGCCGATCTTCCGCAACGACTACATTCCTACGGACCAGACGAAGGGTACGGGCTCCGGCCAAACTACCATCTTCGCGGGTACCCTGGATGACGGCTCTCGCAGCTACGGCTTCGCGGGCCTGACTGCTCGCAACGAGGCCGGTATCGTCATCGAGGACGTCGGTGTTCATCAGTCCAAAGACGAGACCATCACCCGCGTCAAGTGGTACTGCGGTCTCGCGCTGTTCTCCGAGCTCGGCATCTCTGCCGCGGACGGCATCACAAACTAACGGCTTTCCCCTGGGGCTTCAAGCCTCAACTCGCCGCGCCGGGGGCCCATCGAGAGGTGGGTCCCCGTTGTCGTTTCTGGAGCGAGGGCTCTCTTGCAGGGCGGGCCGTGACAATTTCGTAGTACCGGCGCGGCCGGGACATCAAACCAAACGGAGACATCCATGGCACATACAGTCACAAAGTTTCACCTGGTCGGGCCGTACGCCGGCAAGACCGTAACCCTTGGCGCCAAGAAGAAGGAAATGGGGCGTCAGTTCGAGTTCGTCGACGGCGTGTACACCTTCAGCGGCTCCGACAAGGAAGCGTTGAGCATCGGGAACTACCTGAAGCGCTGCTACCAGGCCTATCCTGAAGGGCCGCTGCTTGAGGCCGCAAAGAAGGCCGCAGCAGGCGACGAGCCCGCAGCACCGGCAAAACAAAAGCACACGCAGAAGCCCGTTGAACCGACGCTTCCTGCGGACCCTGACCCCCTGGCTGACGACAACGACAAGCCCGAGACGGTCGCCGAGGCCTTGAACATGCTCGACCCTGAGGACGACAGTCACTGGACTTCCCGCAAGCTGCCTCAGGTCGACGAGGTCGAGAAGCTGATGGGTCGTTCTGTCACCCGCGCTGAGATCGAAGAGGCTGCGCCTGACTTCGACCGAGATGCCGCCAAGGCCGCAAAGGAGTAAACGAATGGGCCGCATGTCCTCAGCCGATATGCTCAAGGGCCGCCGCGGAAGCGGCGGCCCGAAGCCCGGCGGAAACGCCGGCGGAGCGAGGCAACCTACGGCTAAGAAGGTTGCAGTGACGATCCCTAAGGGCGGTCGCGCACACGTCGAGAAGGCCAGCAACGGCATCGCCGTCACGGTCAGCGACAAGAACTACAACACGACCCAAAAGGTGGTCGCCACAGACCCCAGCAAGGTATCATTCGAATAGGAGACGGCCATGGCTTTCGTCGTACAGCAAGATACCCCCGTAGCTTCGGCGAACTCTTACGTGGCCGTGGCCGACTTCAAGGCCTATCACGCGGATAGGGGAAACACATTCACGGCGGAAGACACCGCCATCGAGCAAGCCCTCGTAAAGGCTACCGACTACCTAGACACACGCTTCCGCTTCGTCGGCTGTCGGGACACCAAGGACCAGACAACGGAGTGGCCGCGGGACCACGCCTACGACGATCGAGGCGACAACGTCGAGGGAGTGCCGCAGGCCGTCAAGGACGCGACGTGTGAGTACGCCCTCCGGGCCATCTCAGCCGACCTGCTGTCAGACCCCACGCGCGATGCAACCGGTCGAGCGATCAAGTCGAAGTCCGAGAGCGTCGGGCCGATCAAGGAGAGCGTGGAGTACGCCTACGACGGTCAGGTGTTCCAGCTCCCCGAGTATCCCAGTGCGGACAGGCTGTTGTTTGCCCGCAAGCTAGTCCTTCGTAGGTCTGCCGGCATCGGCGGGGGCATCGTGGGGAGAGGCTGATGACGACACAGTACGCAAGCTCTCGCGCCCTAGCCCAGAGGCTGATCAAGAACCGGGGGCGTAACGCAACCATACAACGCAAGTCCGACGGGACGCCCCCGGACCCTTCCAAGCCCTGGAAGCCGGGGTCAACTCGTTACAGGAACGTCGTGCAACTCAAGCCGATGGTCTTCCTGGAGTATCGCGTATCAGAGAACAACACTCTCAACTCCTTCGCCCTCGCGGCAACGGTCGGTAAGGCCCTGGTGCCGGAAGCCAAGCAGCTCGCGTACGTCGCAGCCGCAGACCTGACCGAGCGACCGAAGGTCGGGGACGTGGTTGTAGACGGACTGTCCAATCACGAGGTGCTCGAGGTAGAGATACTTGCACCAGGCGAAGAGGACGTCCTCTACGTCCTGTACTTGAAAGAATAAGGGATGACGACCGAAAGACATAACAGGTACGAAGACCAGGTGAGATGGCGGAAGAACAACCCTATCAAGCACATGGTCATTCGTGCTCGTTGTCGAGCGAGAGACAAGGGTATCGAGTTCTCAATCACACACGAAGACGTCGAGAAGCTCACGCATTGTCCTGTGTTTGGAACCGAACTAAACTACGAGCCTCAACCGTCTGCGTTTAGCCACAACGCCGCATCGCTCGACAGGATAGACAACAGCAAGGGATACGTTCCAGGCAACGTGACGATCATGAGCCTACGGGCAAACACGCTTAAGCGTGACGCGTCAGTAGAGGAGATAGAGAAGCTTCTCGAATGGATGAGGAGACAGGGCTAATGGCAAGCTTAGACTTCGAGACGGCTACCGACATCGTGCTCGGTAAGTTCAAGGAAGAGTGGGACCGTCGGGCGGAAGAGGCCACGGCCGGATACGTACCCGAGGTCGAGTGGCCCAACGTGCGAATAGAGAAGCCCAAGAGCGAGACTTCCAAGGATCGCGCATGGGCACGCATAACCACCCGCCATACTTCAGGCTCACAGAGATCGCTAGGGGAGGAAGACTGCAGACGCTTCGAGCGGCGCGGCCTGGTCAGCGTGCAGGTATTCGCCCCCGTTGGCCAACGCGGGCTCACCCTTGCTCACCGTTTGGGTACAGTGGCTCAAGATGCGTTTGAGGGCGAGCAGTCCGAAGGCGTATGGTTTAGGGACGCCGTCCTCCGAGAGGTAGGTCCCGACGCTCACTGGTACCAAGTGAACGTGACGGCTGAGTTCGTGTATGACGTCGTCAAGTGACACCCCTTAAGGAGGATGCAATATGAGCACCGGAACAACAATCGACAGCAACAAGGTCGGTCTGCGCTATGCTGAGGAAGTCCTCGGCTCTATCGGCGTCCTGCCGACCGGACCAGACCCCGACTGGAACCCTTTGGAACCGAACACCTACGGGGAGTTCGGTCCGCAGATAAGCCAGGTCGCACGCAATCCAATCAACAAGTCTCGCCAACGTAAGAAGGGCGTCGTCGTCGACCTGGACGCTTCAGCCGGCTTCCAGTCCGACTTCCTTCAGAAGAGCATGTACGACCTGATGCAAGGCTTCATGTTCGCTGACTGGCGAGAGAAGGTCAACACCGAGCCGACTGCAGTCTCAGGGACAGGCTACACGGTCGGCGCGGCAGCGTCTGACTATGATGCCAACGACCTCGTGTTCGCCGAAGGCTTCACCAACTCGGGCAACAACGGCTTGAAGCTCGTGACCGGTACGACCGGCACTTCTGTGCAAGTCTCCGGCCTGACTGCAGAGGCCTCACCTCCGTCTGGTGCCAAGATCACGAAGGTAGGAGCTCAGGCTACGGCTGGCGACGTCGCGGTAGACGTCAGCGGCTCGGACCCGAAGCTCACTGCCACCACACTCGACTTCACTGACTTGGGGCTCATCCCGGGCGAATGGCTGTTCATCGGCGGCGACGCCCTGGCGAACAAGTTCGACACAGCAGCAGACAACGGGTTCGCCCGGGTCAAGAGCGTCTCGGCAGGAGAGCTGGTGCTCGATCGTCAGCCGTCGACAATGGTCGCGGACGCCGGCACCGGCAAGACAATCCGTCTGTTCGTCGGTCACGTCATCAAGAACGAGTTTGACGAGAGCCTCATCAAGTGTCGCTCCTATCAGTTTGAGCGCACACTCGGCTCAGCGGGCTTCGAGTACGTCAAGGGCGCGGTCGCCAACACCATGGAGATCGCGATCAACACGGCTGACAAAATCACCGTCGACCTAGGCTTTGTCGGCATCGACGCGGAGACGCGTACGGTCGGCGACGGAGAGAAGCCAGGCGCACGCCCTGACCTCCCCGAGGAAGAGGCCTTCAACTCGAGCTCAGACTTCTCACGTCTGCGTCTGTTGAACGAGGACACTGCTCAGACTTTGGCCACGTATCTCACCGAGATGCGTATCACAATCGACAACGGCGTACGGCCGAACAAGGCCATCAGCCAGCTGGGAGCCATCGGCGTTAGTGCCGGGGACTTCATGGCCGCCGGCTCAGTGACTGCCTACTTCGACGACGTGGCGGCGATGAGTGCCGTGCGCAACAACGACGACGTCTCTCTGGACTTCGCGCTCGTCAAGTCGAACGCCGGTTGGCTGTTTGACCTTCCCCTCGTATCTATGGGGGACGGTCGGTTGAATGTCGAGAAGGACCAGTCGATCAAAATCCCGCTCACCATGGAGGGAGCGGAACACCCGACGCTGCATCACACCCTGCTTGCAGGCAGCTTCACTTACCTCCCGAACGCCGCAATGTGATCGGCTTAGGGGTCCCTAGGGGAAACAAGGATTAGACACATGACTGACAAGACCAAAGATACCGCAGCCGACGTGCTGAACAATCCGTTCGCCCTCTTCGAGACTGACCAGTCTGTCGAGGCGGACGGCATCGAGCTCGACTACGGAGCGTTCTACATCACTGTCGCTCGCGCCGGCGGTTCGAACGAAGGGTTCAAGAAGGCGCTCGCCGACAAGACCCGCCCCTATCGTCGCCTCATCCAAGAGGAGCGCATGCCTGAGGAACGCTCGAAGCAGTTGCTTCGTGAGACCGTGGCTGAGACCGTGGTCAGGGGCTGGGGCAGCACGAAGCATGGCGACGGCAAGATGGTCGGGAAGAACGGTGAGGCTATCCCCTTCTCTGTTGAGAACGTGATTGACCTCTTCGAGAAGCTGCCAGACCTCTTTCAGGACGTCTACGAACAGGCTCAGAAAGTGTCGCTCTTCCGCGCCAACGAGGCTGAAGCCGACGCGGGAAACTGACGGCGGTCCTCAGCTACTCGCTGACGCAGGGACCGACTGAACGCAAGATCATAGAGGCCGCCATCAAGAGACGGCGGCCTCTGCCAGAGACGATAGCTAACGCTCCGTCGCTGTACACGGGCCTCGAGATGTACTACGAGGCGTTCACAGAGTTGAGCACGTGCCGAGGGCTCTCAGACATGGGGGCCTCAGGTCCGATCCCCTGGACGGCGATCGACGCATACGCAAGGAGAAAAGGCTTCGCCGGCGACGGCTTCGAGTACCTTGTCAAGATGGTGAGAGCCATGGACGACGTTTTCCTACGCCACCTACAAGACAAACGTGAACAAGAACGTGAGGAAAACTAGCCATGGCAGGATTTGCGGACTTCGGTAAGAGGATGGGGGACCTCGCAGTAGAGGTCACCGATGGCTCAGACCGCATAGTCCGCAAGACCGTACTAGCGGTAGACCAAGCCGTCGTCATGTCTACCCCGGTAGACAGAGGACGGGCCCGGTCCAACTGGGTCGCTCAGCTCGACGAACCGTACAACGGAACGATAGACCCATACGCTCCAGGTGAGGGGCTCGGTGTCGGAGAACAGGCGAACGCGCAAGCCGCTCTCGCCCAAGCAGCCTCGGTCTCGGCCGCCTACGACGGCGACCGCAATAGCGAGGTACACATCACAAACAACCTGCCTTACATTGAACGCCTGAACGACGGGTATTCCGCCCAGGCTCCCGCTGAGTTCGTCGAAGAAGGCGTACGAGAGGGGGTGAAGGCTATCAAGGAGGCCCGCCTATTGGAGGACTGATAGGTGCCGACCGAACGTATTGACATAGTCGTATCCGAGCGAGGCTCTCGCCGGGTACGTCGTAACATTGAGGACGTAGGGTCTAGCGCCACCAAGTCAGGTAAGGCGGTAGGCTTCTTCACGTCTGAGCTCAAGCGTCTCGCCATCGGAGCCTCGGCGTCCGCAGCCCTCATAGGCGTCACACGCGCAGCCATCCAGTTCCAAGACGCCATGGCCGAGGTCTCGACTTTGGTCGACACGGCCGTGTTCGACATGGACAGGCTCAAGCGAGCTGCTCTCGACCAGGCCGCAGCGTTCGGGCAACAGCCCGTCGCACAGGTGCAGGCCATATATCAGATAATCTCCGCCGGAGCCTCTTCGGCAGCCGACGCGACTGAACGCCTGGAGGCAGCCAACAAGCTGGCCGTGGGAGGCGTGACGGACGTGGCGACGGCTGCAGACGGCTTGACTTCCGTGCTCAATGCCTACGGGCCTCGCGTCGAAGGCGCGACTGCGGTCACGGACGCGTTGTTCGTAGCCATGAAGGCCGGCAAGACGACGATTGCGGAACTGTCGAGTGCCATAGGTAAGGTCGCTCCACTAGCCGCTCAGACCGGCGTGTCCTTCGATGAACTGCTCGCTTCAATCTCAGCCCTCACTAAGGGAGGCATCAAGACGACGGAAGCCGTCACGGGCGTGCGAGCCGTACTCGCCGCCGTGGCCAAACCGACCAAGGAGGCTTCCGACCTCGCGAACGCCCTAGGCATCGAGTTCAACGCGGCTGCACTCCAGTCCCTCGGCCTGGCGGGCTTCCTCG